AATGCCCCCATTGGGTTCCCATTGTCTATGTTTATTTTGATGTTTTGTAACTGAGTCTGCATCCTCTTTGAAGAAATGCTCACAGATAATAGATCCTGTAGGTTTCTCAATGCATTGCCACAGGATCTTTCTATTCTTTTTAACCATTACGGTCTTATAACTCAACTTAGTATTCTTAGTACTAGGTCGTTTTTCTTTTTTATTAGATGAACCGAAGTTTCTTGATCTGGATAATCTCATTGTTAGTTTACCTTACTCTTACCTTTAAATACTATTGATACATTTTTAAGCATTTCATTTTCAACTGACCTTAATATATAAGGTATTCTTGCGTCAAATACTACAACACGACCTGTTTTTGGCCAACATGATTTTACAATGTTTATATTTTCATCACCATTAAGTCCATAAGGTGTATTAATAGCCATTGCTTTCATTTCTTCTGTAAGATTAGGTGTCCAGAACTCAATCGAACCACCATACTCTGGTTGCCAGTCAGGTGTCAAATATACAATAACTATATATTCATTACCAACTTTTGAGTCTTGTTTGATTTTATCACTACTTTTATTATAAGAACTAATGTAACAATCAGTAAGTTCAATACCAGGATTTACTTTTTGCCAAAGTTCATCTATAGGAGTATTGTCATCATCATTTGTTTTCAGAGCGTGCTCATAGTATTTTTTTATATCTTCTTCAGATATTGTGTCGTCTGAAAAATGTATAATTTGATGATAGTCACCACCCGTTAAAGCATCAGCATTTATTGAATAAACTTTGCCAGTTTTAGTATCTGTAATCTCAAACCTATTGGGACTATCTGGATCACCTATCGATTCAATATCAAATTTTTTTTCGTCTGAAGCAGTATTTGCTACTGATTTTAGTTCTGAAACTGATTCAGGATCATTCATATCAATTACTTTTGTCATATTAATCTTCTATTTCTTTTTAGGTTCTAAGAGTGGATCGTATAGTGCTACAAGTGTTCTATACTTACCTTGAGCAACTGCTAGTGCTTCAACTTTCTTTTCAACTGTTTCGATATAGTCAATGTGTTCAGCAACACCTTGTGGGTTGTCAAAGAATGTTTTTAATTCTGCCTTGCCCATTTCGATATCTGCTTCAACTTTTAATAATAGTGCTTCTTTAATCATATTTATTCTCTCTCCGAAGAGTCTGCTTACGCAGACTCTTCCGTTGCAGCTGCTTCTTCTTCAACAGGTGCTTCACCATTAAGTACTGATGCTTCATCATCTGTGATTTCAGCGTCTGGATTAACATTATCTGTTAAGTGCTTAGCATAGTGATTCAATACAATCTTTGCTTCATTGATTTGAAGATTCAATTGATTGATTCTATTCTGAGCGTCTTGTGCTCTAATGATGGCAACTTTAGAAGTATCATCTAATTTTTGCTCATCATATTTTTTGTCGTTTATAGTTACAGTCATTTTACTGTTCCCTTTCTTTGTTATTAATTTATATTTTTACTACATCACTAGCGGACATTTTGCCTCGCTGCTCTGTCAGTTCGTATGTCAGTATGTCGCCTTCATCAATCGTAGATATATTCGCTGCCTGTAATGCTGAAATATGCAAAAATGCATCCTTACTACCATCATCAGGTTCAATAAATCCAAAACCTTTCTTAGCGTCAAACCATTTAACTTTACCTTGTGCCATTGTGCCTCCTTTCTAAATTTTAAAATCTGAAAACTTACCTTGTTTTTCAAACTTACTTGTTATAGTAGATGACTTATCTTGTCCACTATCTACTAAATCTTCTTGAGCGACCTGTTCAACATCATACAGTCGCATTTTAGAACGATCAACACCAATGATAAACTTACGATTTAAAGTTGGGTCGTTATATCTATTCTTCAATTGTTTAACCATTATCTGATTCTTTTCTTCTAGTTCCTCAGATGATATTAATGCAAACATAAAGTCTGCTGTTGCAGGTAATCCAAAACTTTCAGATGTATCTTCTAATCCTACATCACTACTTACAAAACCAGCTCGAGTTGTCTGTGTAGCAGAAAATATAGGTATATCATTTTCTACTGCCAAACCTCTAAGTTCTTCAGCGATTGATTTTATATATGTGTATGAGTTAACATTTGATCCTGCTTTAAATCTAGAACTTGCACATATATTTAAGTAATCAATAAAAACTATATCTGGTTTAAATGACTTCTTTAATGCCAGTTCATTTATCAAAGATTTGAAATGACCTGTATGAGCAGAAGCAGTTGGATATTCTTTAATAATTAATTTACCTGTAGTCTTACTTTGTACTTTATTTATCTTAGTTTCATACATTTGATATGGTAATTCTTCTAAATCACTCATACCTACATTCAATAGATTAGCGTCAATTCTTTCTGCAATTCTTTCTTCTGCCATTTCCATTGTGATATATAAAACATTCTTACCTTGTAATAAGATTGAAGAAGCAAGGTGTGTCATAAACATTGTTTTACCAACACCAGTACCTGCAAGACAAATATTCAAAGTCTTTGATGGGATACCACCTCTTGTTATCTTATTGAAATAATCTAAGTCTAGTTCTAATCTTTCTTCTTTAGTCCTATAGAAATCATATCTTTCTTTTGAATCTTCTAAATAATCGTGCCCTACTTTTTGATCGAATGAAACAGCCAAAGCATTTGATAACATTTCTGGTAGATACTCTGGAGTGTGTTCTTTATCTTTACCATCAAGTATCTGAATACCACCAAGTATTGCATTATGTATTGCACGATCTTTACAAAACTTTTCTGTTGTATCAACTAACCAGTTCAGATCAACTTTAACTGGATCAAGTGTAGATATAATATCTGTAATCTTTTTATACTCATCATCATTAACACTTTTATTAGAGTTAATCTCTATTGATAAAGATTCTTTTGTAGGAAGATTATTGTACTTCGATACAAACTTCTCAATCTCTCTAAACAAAATCTGCTCATGTCTATCTGAAAAATATTCTTCTTTAAGAAAAGGTAAAACCTTTCTTGTATATTCTTCATTGTGAATTAGATGTTTAATCGCTGTAGTTTCAATTCTTTCCATAATTATTCTATTGGTTCCAGTTCTAGTTGCATTTTTTCAGATTCAGATTGCTTATCTTGTTTCATTTGCTCTTCTAATAGTACAACTAATATGTCACCGATATGATCTATAAAGTCTTGACTATCAGTATCAGCCATAATACCATTCTCAATGATAGTATAGTCAAACTGCATAGGCAAAGCACCTTCTGCTGTCTTTTTAGACTCGTCAGCAAATCCTACATTACCATACTTGTAAACTATACTTGCATATGGACCACTAATTAGTTTAAGTGCTGTAAAGTCCTCATTGGACTTTTCTACAAACACATAATCTTCTCGGTGTTTAGGACTTGTCGTCTGGTGTATCTTTGGTGGTGTTAATGTCAACTACATCTCCGTATTTAAATTCTTTCGTACAAACTTGATCTAACTTTTCTAATATTTCTGGTGTGTAATACTTTGTTGGATCATTGTTAATAGTTTTACCAAAGGTCTTAGTGCCGTCTGGTAATTCAATTCTTGTAGAAACTTGTTTAAATATATTGTACTTCAATGCTAAATCTAGCAGACCATAGTATCTATCTAAACCCTTATCATAGGTTAGTCTAACATCTACAACTTTATTCTCTTTTGTTAATCTGGATTTGTAATTTTTACAATGAATGATGTTACCTATGATTTCTGTGCCATCTTTTTCTTTTCGTTTAGAAAGATAGACAATGGAACTAGCCGCATATTTTAGACCAGAACCACCACCCATTTCTTTTTGAGGGAACATACTACCTATAACATCATAGGTATGATTAGTAATAATAAGAGGAACTTTTGCTTTTCCTAATTTTAATGTCAATACTCTAAAAGCAGCTTTTACAATTTGTGCCCTTGTCATATCTTTTGTTTCTTTACCTGCTTGTGTATCTTCCATTTCTTTAGTAGTTGATAACATACCTAAAGAATCTAACACAAGTAATAATGGTTTTCTTTCAGAAGCATCTTGACCAGAGTATTTATCTAATACTGTAATCGCTTGATGTCTAAACTCTTGGACAGTAGTTACTGGCATAACAACCATTCTACTACTATCAATATCTCTATCTTCAATAATCTCTTTTGTTATTGCAGATTCACTCTCAAAGAATATAACTCCGCCATCTGGATTTTGATCTAAGAAGTTTTTACACATACCTAAAACAAAGAAAGTTTTACCTGTCGCACTTTCACCTGCAATAGCAGTTATCTTATTTGATGGAAGTCCTCGATGAATACTACCGCCGAGTAATGCATTAAATATATATGAACCTGTGTCTATGAATGAATCAACATCACCTGCTGAACCATCTGAAACTAGACTTGCATATTCATTACCTGTTTCTTTTATTATATCTTTCAAAAAATCACTCATATTATACCTCAATTCAATTTACTATTATACACTATTTATATGTTATTGTCAAGCGAAAAATTCATCTAAAGTTGCTTTTCTAGAATTTCTAAACAAGTCTAAATCTTTATCACCGAAACACCAGATGTTCTCAATAAACATTTTATTCATATTCTCATCTAACTTCTCTTTACTGAAGTTGCCATCTTCGTCTTTGAATACTGCCTTACCTTGTGGGCGTTGCATAATTCTCATACCGATCTGACCTAAGAACTTATCTTTAAGTCTATTTACTAATTCATCACTAGAGCGATAGCGTGTACCTTTGATTTTAGGATCCATAATATTACAGAACATAAATCTAGATACTTTCATACTCTTTTCTGCAACTGGTAAATAGAAATCATCACGCCATTTCTCATACTCATTGAACTTAAACCAAGATTGATTTTCTTCTAACTCACCACCTTTGTTATATTCTTCTGTAGAGAAGTAAGGTGGACTTGTAAATGCAACATCTATTGGTGGTAACTTATCATAAGGTATATCTTCTGCACCACAATTCCATATATGTACTTTCTTAGGTTTAGGTAATAGTTTATTGTAAGTAGAAATCTGTTCTTGATATCTTTGATAAGTGTTTGGATTAGGATCACAACCATAGTATTCTTCAGCATCACTGGCAAAGAAACCTGCAAGTCTATCACCCCAACCACAACTCGTATCAAGTACTCTTTTAGCATCTGTAATATCATAGATTGCTTTTGCAACTACTGGTTTAAATTGTGTTGCAATATAAGTGCCTAATCTAAATGCTGAGATATAACTCTTTTCACTCAACTGGCCACCGATCAATTCTTCTTTACCCTCGATCATAACTTTCTGAACGCCGTTGATACCACGCCACATAGGACCAAAACATTTCCAGATGTCTTTTGCTGTACCATTCTCCCACACTTCTTTCGGTGCTCTAAATCCATAACTACCACATTCTAATCTCAAGTCTTGATGAAAATAATTTGATACATCATTAAATGTACTGGCACCGTTTATTAGACCAAGACCATATTGTGAATATGGATATTCATAGTCATCATATTTTTCATAGACTTCTTTCTGAATTTGCTCTTGTGGAATACAAATTGTATTAGTATTAAACTTCTTTAATTTACCGAAACTATCTCGCATATTATCATACGAAATTTCTTTCAAAGGAAACACAGGTCGTTCTGTTGCAATGTATTCAGCAAGGGTTTCCCTAAAGATTTCTTTACCATACTCAGCGTTCAGTCTTTCAAACGACTTATTGTCTAAGATAGGTAGTTTACCTTCATTAGCAGCGTTTAAAAGATGTTTATATAGTGTTTTATCGACCATTTGTCATTCTTCCACAGTTTATACAGAATACTCCTACTTTTATTTGTCGGCACTTACAATTTCTACAGATTACTAATCTCATCCAAAGAACTCCTCTAGACTTGCTTTCTTTTCAAAGTTCCATCCGATCGCATTTAGAATAAACTTTAACGGCTCAAGAAACGATTTGTTGAACTGCTCATCATAATCAATGTATTTGTGTAAGTCAAATTCTTCAGGTAGTACAGTCATAAAAGATATCACATTTTCATGTAGAGAATTAGGTTCTTTCAATGTAATAAACTTAATCTTATCGCCTTCATTAACTCTCTCATACTTAACTAATTTTCTTTTCTTCAATTGATGATTGTACAATAAAGCACCTCTCACATGAATCGGACAAGACTTTTGATATATGTCTGAAGATGAAGTGTACTTTTTAAGATTATTACAAGAACGAGGATAAGCAATTTCTTCAGGTCGTAACTTTTTGAAATGAACTCTAAAGTCATCAATGAACTGAATCAATGCAGTTTCATCTTTATTCATAATCAATTTCAATGCCTCTTTAATCTTAACACGACAAGGTGCAGGAGTTGAACTCTTAACTGCTTCAATGCCCATAATCTTTAACTTAGGTTCTTTTAAATCAACACCTTCTTCATTAAACACATTTAGAATATATCTTTTCTTAGCAGTCCATATAGCCTTATTTGCAATCACTTCTCGTTTCATAATCATCTTCTGCTCATATGCATTAACATATTTAGCAAGTCTTTCAAAACTTGAATCAATAAATGGTTGTAGTTTTTCTTCACAGAATTTATCCATAACTTTCACAATCTTTCTAGTGTCAGATTGATCTTTGAATATTCTATTTACAACTTCACCCAATCGAATATAGATTGAATCAGTATCAGACGCCACAACATAAGATACGCCTTTTGTTTTTAATAAATTGTCTAGAAACTTATTGACATCTTTTTCAATCCATCGAATTGTTAATTGACCTGCCTTTGTAATACCTTCTGCATGGCGAACATCAAAGTATCTGAAATACTGATTGCCAATAGCACCATAAGCACTATTCAATGCAATCTTTCTTGCCAACTGAATATTATGATTCTTTGCAATATCATTCTTCAATCTTTCATCGCCAGTTTCTTCATACAAAGATTTTGCAGCCAACATCTTATTCTTATAGATAACTCTTTCTTGATAGAGTTTATCCATCAACTCTGGAAGAAAACCTCGTTTGTCTGTTCTAAATTGAGCACCGTTAGGAGTTATAGTTCGATTATCTAAATCAGATAAATCAATTTTCTCAACTAACATATCATCTACATTTACTTTGCTTGGATCAAAACCAATCATAGTTTCTGGTGATATATTATACTGCATAATCAAATGTGGATATAAACTATTTAAATCAAAACTACAAATCCAATTGTGAAAACCTACAACAGGATCTTTCACATATGCACCTTCAAAACCTTCAGACTTTCGAGTATCAAGTTGAGCAGGTATAACTATGTTCTTGTCTTTCAGATGATTAAATATAATACTATCCCACATACGAACTTGACCAAAGCAATCTTGATAATTAACTTTTGCCTCATATGCCATTGTCAAATGTAATTCAATTAGTTTCATCTTATCTTCTAACCTGTCAACTAATTCTACATCTTGTATATTATACTCAATAAATTGTTGATAATCATTTTGATAAAACTCTTTGAAAGTGTCATATGGATTTTCATTCTTAGTTTCACCCACTTCTACTTTACCAATGTAATCTAGTTTATAACTCTCTCGTCTAATAAATGTATGTTTACGATATAGGTCAAGATAATCTAGAGTTGCTATGCCGACTAGATCAAAATACTTTTCTTGTCTTGCATAGCCTAAACTTATAGCAGTACTCTCATGCACAATACCCCAAGGACTAAATTGTTGAATATATTCTTCACCCATAAGATTTTTAAATCTATTCATTAGATAAGGTATATCAAAGAACTTGACATTCCAACCTGTAATCACATCTGGTCTATGAGCAGTCCAGAACTTAGCAAACTTCTCAATCATATCTCTTTCAGTTGAACATTGACGCCAGATCACATCTGGTCGATCATTCACAAAGTTGCCCATACCAAAGACTAAAATCTTTTTTGTTATGTTATCTCTTACTGTAATAGAAATCAAAGGTTGAGCCGCAACACTAGGATCAGGAAAACCATTCTCACTCTCACACTCAATATCGATTGTTAGAATTTTAATCTGTTTTATATCCCAATCAATCTTATCTGGAAATGTATCTGCAATATATGGATATTGATATCTTGTATTACCGAAGTATTCGAAGTTAGTAACACCTTGATATTCTTGTATCCACTTCTTAGTTTCAGAAATAGATTCAAATGAAACTTTATCTACATTACGACCATCAAGTGTTTTATATTTTGATTCTTTTTGAACTGGAATGAAAAGGGAAGGTTCGTAGTTGAGTCTATAATGACAAGGTTTGCCATCATGTTTGACACCACGAACTAGGAGTTTGCCATGATGTGGTAGAACGCTGGTATAGAATTTCATATATCTTATTATAACATAATTAAACTAGTTTGTAAAGCAACTAATCTATTTCTTGAATGGATTAATATTAACCCCTCTTGTATCATTCTTATCACTTCTCTCAATCCAAGAAGAAAGAATAAACTTTCTATTCGGATTAACATTTACTTTAAATCTAGTCATCAAATCTCTATTGATAAGAAATGTACTTTTTGAATCTTTTATTGTCAACCCAATAGGTACATCTTTGTAAAACTTGTTATTGAAAGTGATATTTACAAATACAATGGGTCTTTCATCTACTGTACCCATTCTAGTTGCTCGAGATTCGCCTTGTAGTTTACTTGTAAACTTCTTACCCTCTCTTTCCCACTTGACAATTTTATCTGATACCTCTATTTTATCAACACAAAACATAGAAGCCTTGGTACCATTTCCAGTATCGAACTTTGCTCTAACTGCTCCGTAACCTTCGATATCAATTCTTTCTTGGAATCCTGCTTCTCTAGTAAATGAGTATTTTCTATGAACATCTTGTGATAGATAATCAAATAATTCTTTGACTACATTATCTTTAGTTGTTTTACCAACATATGTATCACCTCTTTCAGAAGTATCATATAGAGCAAACTCTGAACCTATACCAGGAGAACCATTACACTCTAAAACATATATTTGTTTATCAACAATTGCGTGGTCAACTCCTACCATATAAGCACCAACAGATCGTGAAGCTTGTAATACTACTTTGTGTTCTTCATCTGATAGTTTATAAGGTTCAGTAGTTGCGTCTCTATGTCTATTAGAACGAAAATCTTTCTTAGCACTAATTCTTTTTGTTGATGCTAATACTCTACCATCTATTACGATTGTACGAATATCATAATCAAATTTTAAAAACTCTTGAAGTAATAAAGCAGCACCAAACTTCCATAATGATTGTGCCACAGAAATCATACTCTTTTCAGATTCAACAATTGAAACACCAATACCTTGTGTACCTGTAAGTGTTTTCATAATTGCAGGATACTTGCCACCTAGTTTTTCGTGAGCATGAAGTAATCCTTTTTCATTTGAAATCAAAGCAGTTCTAGGTGTTGGTATATTGTCTCTCTCAAAAGAAATATATGCCGACATCTTGTTATCACAAGTAAGCATACTATTTCTAGTGTTTATCATAAACGCACCAGAGTTTTCGAATGTTGATAAAAGTGCCAATCCAGTTTCATCCTCAAGAACACCAGCTCTTGTAAAACAGATTGTCTTTGAAAGTTCAAATTCTATTTCAGTATCTTCACCATCAATGTTAGATACAAGTAGAGTACCTTTTTCTAGATCATTTTTTGATACCCATGCTTCAGATGTATTAACAATGTAACAAGGAATATTTCTCTTTTTACATTCCTTTAACAGCATATTGCTAACAACAGACTTGCTATCAGAATCGACCTTAGTTAAGATAGCAACTTGTAAATCGCTTTTCTCTACTTTTGCCTCAGTAATAAACTCTCTAAAGTTCGGTGCTTTCATTTTCTGGTTTCTTACCTATGTTATATTTTGCTTGTAAATCCCACTCACCCTTTTCTTTGAATGCTAGAACTTTAATTTGTGATAATGGTGCTTTCTTTTCTGCAATATCGATATTTAAAATAACGATCAAACCCCAATCAGCGAGTAATTGAGCAATTGTGTTTCTTCTCTCACAATCATTGTCAGATATATTTGATTCTTTGCCATCTAAAGCAAATAGTTCTTTAAAATGAACTATGAAATATCTACCTTGTTTATGTAATATGTGGCAAGATTGAAATAACTTTTTATCTTTTCTAGACGCCACGCCTATTCTTGTTAATGTTTCTCTAACTTTTAGAAAATCATCTGGTTCTTTTAACTGAACCTCGAGCATTTGCTCTGGATGCCAGTTGTTAACTAATTCGTTCATTTTGTCCCACCTTTGAATAACTTTTCTTTAATTAATTTAATTTGTTCCTTGGTGAGTATATCAAGAGCGGACTTTGCTTTTTCATTATTATATCCATAATACTCTTTTACACACTCAATGTCTTTCAATTTATCAGCTCTTAGAAAAGGACTAAACCTCTTCTTTGCTCTAATACTATTTAGTAGAAATTGGAATTGCATATCTTTATCTAAGAAATGATTACGATTCACTTCATTAGCAAGCATTACAGTATCGGGGAACCCTGATAATATCTTATTGACTATAAATGTAGGATACTTCTTTACCCAGTCTTTATCTTCTGAATCCATTAGATTCTTCTTTGTAAAGTTTATAGCATTTAAATATTCTTTTAATTCGTACATATATTTCTCTGGTGCCCCCAAACAGATTCGAACTGCTGACCTATTGATTACAAATCAATTGCTCTACCAACTGAGCTATAGGGGCGAACATTATTTAAATTTAACTTGAGACATTAATTCAGTCAAACAAGCAACTAGATTAATTTCTTGATCTGCAACGAAGGCAGACTTGTATTGATAGTCAGCGATAATCAGAACAGCATGAGGTATTGTTTCTGGTTGTAAACTCTCATACATACTATCATAGATTTTACGGAAGACTTTCACAGGATCATTATCAATATTATTTACTACCCACTTTCTCATATCACCGAACTCTTTACCTTTAAGATGAGATACTAATGTCTTTAGATTTTCATCCGAAACATTTACAAGAATACCTGCGTCAATAGTTCCTGCAACAGAATATCTTTGCAATTCATTTATAAGTTTTCTAAAGTCTGGGAAATGTTTTTTGATTAATTCAGCAAGTACCTTTTCTTCAAAGTCTACATTCTGTTCTTTCAGAATATAAGTTGCTCGCTCAAACAATTTACTTGCCAACTTAGGTTTATCTTTATTGGCAATCCTAAATTCTATGTTTGAAAATCTACTATGTAGGGGTTCTATGATTCTATTCTTGAAGTTACAAGTTAGAATAAATCTACAGTTCTTGTGAAACTCCTCGATGAAACCTCTTAGAGCAGGTTGTGTAGATTGTGGATTAAGATAATCTGCCTCATCAAGTATCACTACCTTTTTACCACCAGATAATGATACAGTAGAAGCAAAGTTCTTAATCTTATTTCTTAGTACATCAATGCCACCTTCTTCAGAGCCATTAATCATAATCCAATCACAATTCAGTTGTTGACATAATGCCTTTGCAACTGTAGTCTTACCTATCCCGGCAGTACCAGAAAATAGTAGATTAGATAGTTCACCTTTTTCTATAAAAGATGTAAAGAGAGTTTTAAGAGATTGTGGTAATATACAATCATCTATTGTTTTAGGACGATACTCCTCGACCCACAGAAAATCTGACATTTTTTATTCACCTTATTCATTATATAAAATTTATTTTGTAAAAGAACTATCAGGTTCTAAAGCAATCCAGTATTGAATGGGTAACTTCTTATGTTGAAAATGAGAGATTGATTTCGAAGATACTTGTACATCATAATCACCAGATAACATTTTCATATTCTCTACTTTGAAATAGAATTTGAAATCAGCAGTAGCGCCTTCAGCAATATCTAATGAAAATGTATTACAGGTACTATTCTTTTTATCACATACAGTAAGTGAAATATTACCACCATTAGTTCCTACTAGTGCAAGATCAGGTGTGTGAAGAATAGCAGCCATCTTCAATAACTCTTTTAGATTAGATTCAGAAAGAGTAAAGGTTACATCTGCTTCAGGCATTGTAACTTCTTTAGTTGGCGATACGATTACTGACGGATCAGAATAAAAGTATTTCGCCTTAGACTTACTGCCTTCAGAAGCAATAGTCATAAACTTATCTTCTAATTTAAGTTCAGGTTTATCAAGACTTGTAACCACAGATAAAAATTCATTCAGATCATAGATACCGAATTCATTTGTAAATTCTTCTGTGATTTCTGCCTTGGCAAAAATATTTCTCATAGTTGAGATTGTTGACAACTCATTACCTGTTTTAATTAATATATTAGTATTAATACCTGCAAAGTTTTTAAGTGTGTCTAGTGTGTTTTGATTTAGTTTCATTATATAGATTCTTTCATTTAAGTTATAATAGTATAATAACACTTATGAGGGGTAATGTCAAGCACACCCCTCAAAGTAATTTATTTAATTTTAATTGTACGAGGTTTCTTCTCGTCTGGTACAATCTTTTCAACATCTATTAAAAGCATTCCATCTTTCAATTCAGCAGCATTTACAACCACATCATCTGCGAGTGTAAATTGTTTCGTGAATTTTCTTTTTGAAATACCTCTATGTATGACCTCATCATCTTTAGAGTCAGAATCACTATCAACCGATTGTATTTTCAGTTGACCATTAGCTGTTTCAACAGAAATGTCCTTCTTGCCAAAACCTGCAAGTGCCATTTCAATCTGCCAATTGAATTCATCTATCTTTTTAATGTTGTAAGGGGGGAATGTCTGTACCTTTTGATGTGCTAAATGCATATCGAAGTGTTCAAACAAGTTGTCGAAGCCTACTGAAAACGGTCGTAGGTCATTCCAGATTTGTAATGTTCTATTCATTTTGTTTCTCCTTTTTAAGCGAGTTTAATTTGAGTCCCATAATTGGCAACTCATAGTTATTTATATAAGTATTGATTTTAAAATGTCAAGTATTTTAAAAAATATTGGTGGAGGTAGGTCTCACCCTCTCTTAATCCTAACTTGTCTTACCAAATCTATCAGTTTAAAACTGCTACGAAGACCAATGGACCAATATAAAAACGATTGTTTTTGTCTGTAATAAATCACGACAGGGGACAATCGTCAAACCCCAAATGGTGTCTTTGCGGAAGACACTCTACCTCTTAAATACCAGGACTTACGGACTGCCCAGTATTACTATTTATACAGCAAATAGACTTAATTATTAGAGTAAGCGTATTTTTGTTTGCCATATAGAGCACGAATTCCCGCAGCAACTATTTCGTTAGCAGTACCTTTAAATACTTTTTTAACGCCAGCAGCCAGAATTGACTTAGTCGGTGTACCCATTCTGTATGATGTACCAGCAGCAGTTTGGTTAATGTAAACCATGTAACCTTCTGTTCTTAACTGATCTACCATTGCTCTTGGTGATGTTAGGTCAAATCTGTTTCTTAGAGTATTCCAAGTTACAGCTTTACCTTTGTTTAAAAGGTTTAATACCTTTTGTTTTTTTGATAGTTTATTAACCATTATATATTATCTCCTTCAAGATATTGTCGCCTAATTAAGTGATATCAAATACTGGCGACCTTCGCATTTGATATTGCATTAAGAGTTATTCCGAAGAAGTTTCTCTCAAATATTTTAATTTCTTTGTCTTAGCAGACCTTCTTAAAGACTCTTTATGTTTTCTTTGTCTTTTAAGAGTAGGTTTTTCATAGTATTGTCTAAGTCTTAACTCTTGCATAAGACCATCTTTTTGTAATTTCTTTTTAAGTATTCTCAATGCCTTCTCGACATTATTACCTCTGACTTGTACTTCCATTATTCACTCTGTCCTATATTTTGATATTTTTTAATATAATCTACGAACCAAGGATTATCTACAAAGACTGTACTCAATCCATTTGCCATAGTATTAACAACTACTTCTTCTTTGTCACCTAGCGTTTCAACTAGTCCATACTGATAAACGATGGCGTGTAAGATTTCGTGTAGTACGGTGTTAGTTCCGTGTACAGATTCTAGTGCCGAAGATTTTAACCCGATCTTGCCATGTGTTGCAAAGAATTCACCTTGTGCTTCTTCTGTAGAAGCAAATGTATCTGGCCAAAAATCAATTTGATAGTTTACATAACCGATCTTAATACTATCGGGTATAGGATGATTCTGTTTTTGTTTCTTTGTCATATGTTTATTATACACTATTTAAGAGTTAAAGTCAAGCCCTCAATAGATAGTTATATGAACCGAGATAATCTTCAATTCGGTAACCCATAGTAGACAACCAATCAATACCAGTTGGCACTCCTTCTTTTCGGTAAAAGTAGTGATGATCTTCAATAAAGATTATCGGTTTACACCGATTTATAGTTTCACGACCACCTTGTATTAAACTGATTTCGTGTTTCTCTACATCTATTTTCATAAAGTCTACTCTCGGTAGATTTAAACTATCTAATGTTTTGGTGTTAATCTGTATTATCTCGTTATCACCTTTAACTAGTTTTGATTTATATTCTAATGTACTTCTACCAGTGTTTCTACCAGTACCTACTTTCATATTTAAAGTGGTTTCTTTATTCGATAAAGCAAATTCATTTAAGGTAATATTACTTTCGGTACAATTCTTTTTATGACACTCTATATGTTTCGGTACAGGTTCAAAAGCAATAACTTGGTTGAAGTGATACGATAATCTTTTAGTCCAGATGCCTACATGGCCACCACAATCTAATGCTACACCTCTATTTGTAACATACTTCATAGCTTCTTTGAATTGTTTTTGCTCATAGTTGGCACCCCAACGAGCATAATTGTCATTGTCTGGTACCCAAATTTTTTGATCTTTAGTTAAATGCATATTTTTCTTTCGTTAGTAAAGACGCCCGGTAACAACTCCAGGCGTCCACTACATTATGAATAGATTTAAGAGAATATCTCCTCTTCCTCACTATCATTGGATTCTGTTTCGGTGACTTCTGGTTCACCCCAAGTGGCAACATCTTCGCCGCCATCAATCTTAGTATATAAATCTAAGAACGAAGTTTTGGTATCTAAATCGAATCTGTTAGTACACATTTCAATTGACTTCATCTTATCTTTAAAGATCGCAAATGCCTCTACAATGTGAACTAATCGTCTAGTAGATATAATCTCATCAACGCCACCCTCATAGAAAGTTTTACGAATGATATCTGCCCAGTTGACTAGGTCAGTAGCAAATTTCTCATCTACTTTTTTTGTCATGCCCTTATCAGACATTACATTTGATAAAATCTTATTCTCGATTTTATTAGTAGGATAAGACTGTTCGACAGTAATCGGAAATCTCTCAAGGAATGCCTCGTTAAGAATATTAGTACCGATAAACTTGCCATCGTCTGAACCCTGCCCCTTAGTATTGGCAGTTGCAATCACATTGAAACCGTTAGCAGGTTTTATGAACTTGTTTATCTTTTTAAGAAAGACGCCATTGCCTTCTAAGATAGGTTGTAAACACATAATCTTATTTGACGCAAGGTCAATCTCATCTAATAACAAGAGAGCGCCTCTTTCCATTGCCTCGATTACAGGACCATTCTGCCATACAGTCTGACCATCTTGTAATCTGTAACCCCCAAGTAAATCATCTTCATCAGTCTCGATGGTAATGTTAACTCGGATACATTCTCTTTTGGTTTGAGCACACGCCTGTTCTACATTCATTGTTTTACCATTGCCTGATAAACCAGTAACAAAGATCGGATAGAACTGTTTACTTGAAACAATTGATTTGATATCTTTGAAGTAACCCCAGGGTACGAATACATCATCTTTAGTTGGCACGATATCGCCAGTCAGCGATGATATAATCATAGCAGCCTTGTTGACTGTACCGACAGACTCTGCCGTTTCAACTTTTGATTTTTGTATTTCTTGTTTAATCACAGGAGAGATATCATTACCATCAACTGGTAAAGAGTAAACGCCTCTTGCAATTTTATAAGTATTTGATTTTAACCAAGAAGGATTGGGAAGACTATTCTTGCCAATGTACTCATTGATTTCTGATCTAGTTAATTCTATCTTACCGTATTCGGCGAACAGATTTTCTACTAGTTCTTTTTTGTTGTTATCTAGTTTCATTATTTTTACCTTTCATAATGTAGTTTTTTTAAGATATACTATTATTATAACACTTTTTTAGCACTAAATCAAGCACTATCGGTAGTATAAAAGCATTGTTTTTCAATGACTTGCCCGAAAGTTTGTGTTGTATTTATGCAACACCTCGAAAAATGGGGGTTTTTGCCCCCATTTTTCACTACAGATTCGTTATTATTCCGAATCATTAACAATCTCCGACTGTATTTCATCGGTAGATTCTGACATAGTTTCAGCAAAAGTCGGTAAACTGTACTGACCTCTTCCGATTCTATATTCAGGTGACTTCAATAACCATACTGGATACTGAACACCCTTAGTGGTAATCATTTGGACTACATCCTTACGACTCACTTGAGTTGTAGTATCACCAAACATTTCTTTGGCAACAGCTACGAACTCTTTTTGTTTTATTTCTATATTTTTCATAATATATTTTCCTTCTCAAATTTAGGCAACTTGTGTAATAAACTTATTCATTACTATTCTTGAAGAACGATTTGATTTTAGATTTTGTGTAAACAATCTCTTAATCTCACCTTTCTTAGCATTATCAGATGGTGTCGCCATTTGACCATCTGTAATTTTCATATCATCTCCTGCAAGGAGATAAAATTCATCATACGCCGTATTGTCTTTTACGATTAAACATTTTTGTTTTCTGAACTCTGCCATAACTTTTGATCTATTGTAAACTTTTGTATTAGAATCATAACTACTATATTGAGGGAAGTATCTATCTAAAGTATGTCTATCAATTCTTTTTGAACCAGAGATAAAGAAACCGACAAGTTTACTACCAGTCTTATCTTTAAACATTTTAAATAATGCCTCAGTTACAGAATCATATCTTGTGGTACAAAGATAATTTTTTTTGTTTTGTTTATCTTGTACAAAGACATTATCACCATGTGGATTGAAATGAGAATAACTATAACCACCCGTTTTAGATTCACGACATCTATCAGTATTATCAGGAACTACATACTCACTTCTACCATCAGAAGAACCATCTGTTAAAAATACAGTATTCATTTTATCGATTGAGTATTTTCTTTGAAACGCAGGAACTAATCTCATAGCAGCCATGATTGTTTCATTTAATGGTGTAGAACTCAATCCATAACCCTCAGGTATATTAGGAAGATAATCAGTAAATTCTCTTGGATTTTCTTCATCATATCTTCTTCTTCTACTACTCATATAATCTTCATATTTAAGCGAAGTCAAATAAAGATTTGACATTGATGTTTCGTGTTCTTTAGCATTCATTCTTGAAGAGGCATAGTTTAATAGTTTTAAGTTAGTATCAATAAGCATATCGCCCACTTTATATTTGACATTTTTGCCATCAGTATCGCCACCACCATACATATAACCATATCTACCATTACGAGAATTACTGAAGGCATATACTTCATAAGGTATATTTACTTTTCTACAAAACATAACTAGATTCATTAACTGGTGAATAGTAGGAGTAAGTTTATCTGCCATACTGCCTGACCAGTCTATAAACATCATAAGACCATGATTTTTACCATCAGGTGTGATCGTCAATCTCTTGAAGATATCATCATTGTATTTGTAAGAATGTAATTTAAGAGGATCAACAACACCAGACTTATCTTGTTTTGATCTACTGTAAGCAGTAGCTGCCTTTTTCATTTCAAATTCTTTAACCATAAAGTTGACTGCCCTAGCATTCTTTTTTTGAAACGATTTAAATTCAGTAATCATACTTGCATAAGCTTCTTTGGTATTTTTAGAATAATATTCTTGACTATTAAAATCATATTCTCTTTTATCTTTATATGCCGTTAATACTTCTTTGTAATCTACTACAAAATCTTTTACATTTTTGAAGTCATAAACATTGACATAAGTATTGTCTTTACTTTTAGAATCTATTAACTGTTCTTTGTTATCTTCCCAGTAGTTATCTGTTTCTGCCTGTGGTTGATATTCAGTAATCTCATCTGTATTATCTTTGCCACCTCTATCGCCAGAATTTTCGTCTTGTGATTCTGTTTCGTCATCAGTTGATTCTTCGTCTGTAGATTTTGAAGCACCTTCTTCTTTTGAATCTTCATCATTGTTATCGGTATCATCATTATCATTATCGCCATCATCATCTAAATCTTCAAGATTGTGTTGGTCAAGACCTTTCATTTCTGACTCGTCTTTACAATACTCTGCCAACTCTCTAGCAAGAACTACAACATCATTAAATGTTTCTAAGTTTTCCATCTTCTTAACTACTAACATTTCAGCAGTTGTGAATTGTACATCTGATTTAACAATCGAAGTTTTGAAGTGCATATTTAATCTATCAATTAAAAGCATTTCATTGACATCTTTATCTTTAGTGCCGAAGAAGTTATTGTTGATTAGTTCTCTGTAACCATTTACAAATGATTTAACTAAACCCGGATATCTTCTTTTAACTAATTTCTCAATACGAGCATCTTCAATAACATTTAAGAATGAATGAGGAAGACCCTCATCTAAAGCAGATTTCCATTCGTTTAAGTGTGTATATAAAGCGTGACCGATTTCGTGTGATACTAATAGGTCGATAATATCATTTGACATATGTTTCCATATAGGAAGAGTAAGTACTCTATTCTTCACATCAAATGAAGCCGTCTTTACTTTTCTATGTTCTACTGATATATTTTCTGTAGCAAGAAGTTTCGCAAGATAACTTTTTGCTTCATTATTAATTTTGTGTGTTTTCGTTCTCATATGACTATATCCTATCATACTTCGGCACACAAATCAAGCACTTCCACCCGAAAGTTGCCATTTTATCCTATTGATTTCATTGAGTTTTATCGTCTATGACTAGAGTGTTGCAAAAATACAACACTTTTTTCGGCACAATTTGACTAATTATACCGTGATTCGCTACTTTTGAAAGATAAAAGTAGGTTCAAACTTACGACCTGGTATATCAGGTCTAATAAATTCACCCATATATTTTTGTTTTTGTTTGGTTTCTTGTATATCACCATCTATTGTTGATACAGCAGAACC